GTGGCTCTTCTTCTGGAATTGACTACTATGATTTAACAGTAGCCCAATTAGTCAAGTGGGGTGTAAAATATCATAATGCAATGGTTGGCAAACCTTCCTATGATATCTGGATTGATGATAAGGCTATTAATGATGAAGCATTTTTTGATAAATATTCATAGCATTACTAATAGCCCTTAGGAATAGCACTATGTCTAATTGTGATAATGATATTAATAGCCAGATCAAAGCTTTACAAGCTAGATTAGATTTTCATGATAATGCGCACTTGGCGCATCTAGGTCAGTCATTTTTAGATGCTACTGCGATGATAGGTTCTATAGATCCGGCATTAGTCCTTAGAGGAACTTTAAAATTAGCCGAAGCTATAGAACACAACATATTCATGGCTCTTGCTGAAAGAATTCCTGGATTTCAAACTATCAAAAATTTAATGTATTTAGATGCTTCTGCTTTAGTGACAACACTAGAATCGGCTCTTATTCAAACTGCAACTACCATGGTAGATACTGCGATAAATGCTTTAGAAACTGCAATTGATAATCAGATTAAAGCATATACAGAACATTTGTTTGCTATATTAGATCCACTTGGTATACGTTCACTCGGCGGAACTGCATCGGGTAGTACGACAAGTGTAACAATCACTTCTTCTAATACAGCAGTCAGTACATATATTAGTGCTGGAACTAGTATTTTATTAGTTTCTAATGGCGCTGTTATTGGAACGGCATCATCTTCAAATGAAGTATCTATTACTCTAGCAGCAAATTCTAGTGTTACATTCTCAAATGCTGCTATAGGTTATAGTCCAATAAATCCTGATGCTATAGCCAATCAATTACTTTCAAATTTAAATATATCTAGTGCTGCTTTAAATAAGACAAATGCAGCATTAACTGCTATTAAGATTTTCCTTAAGACATTAAATGATATTTCTGCATGTCAAGCAGAAAATTCTGTTTTAAAGAAAGCGGCGGCAAGTTCGCGTAATCTATTGTCTGATACAGATGTAGCATCAATTTCTGCAGCTCAAGCAAAAACTAATGTAGTATTACCCTAGGTTAATTTTTAGACCAGGCTAATTTTTGTAATCCTGACACGTATTTTGGATTTGCTGGATTTGGGCAAGTCAATATTTGATAACGTTGAGAACCTTCTCCGTTGAATGATATGTGAGTCCAAATCTGATTGTCACCATATTCTAGAATTAATTGATCAAACGCCACGTGTGTCTTGATCCATTGTGCAATAGCATACATTGTTGCAGGATCTGTACTTCGTGTTCCATAGGTTATATCTACTGCCATACCTATAGTGTGTTGACTTTTTCCAGTGCCTTGTCTAAATGCACTATTGATAGTTATTGGACCAAACTTACTAGCTATAGGTTCAAGAACATTTTGAGCTAGAAGAGATAGATTTCCAGCTATTTGTGCTTTAGTTTTTCCATTTTGCGCTATTAGTTTCTGTGGATATAATGGACCGCCGTCTGTAAGATGGCACAGATGATAATTGCTTGACAATTTAAGTTGACCAGATATTCCTGTCTCTGGGAGTATTTTAATTGTATTTGCAGTAGTGGCTAATGGATTAATTCGTGATGCATCTGTGTTATCAGTCTCATCTACTGCATAAGTTTTATTCTTAAGAGCATCGACTTGTCCTTGTGTAAGTCTTCCTGAAGCAATAGCATCTTTAATAGCATTGGCATGTGCAGTCTCATCATCATCTAGACCTTGAATTACACTTTCTGTAATAGATGGGGCAGAAGTATTTTCTCTAGTTGGGCCAGTTCCTAAACCAGTTTTTTTAGTCGCAGATGTTATTGTATTAGCAGCAGCTACTGGTACTGATTGCCCTTTATTTGTAAACACCGTTGGAGCATCTATGGCTACTGCACCTAAAGCTTCTATAGATGCTTTTTCTACAGCGCCTAAGGCCAAAGTCTTTAAAGCTGCAATACTCATAGCAGAAGCAGATAATAGATTCAATTTGCTTCTTGAATATACGTTCAGATCTCCTTGAGATTGAGTATTGAGTCCACCTGCAGAATATATGTTTACATCTCCGGAAGTAGTCTCTAATGAAATCGATCTAGCTTTTAGTTTAAGATCTTCAGTAGCATTGACTTCAACTCTACCACCAACATTAATAGATACGTCATTTAGGCAAGTAATATTCATGTTTCCACGAACTTGTAAACTTCTGTTGCCTTCAACATAGATAGTATCAGAACCAACAATAACAACAAAGTTATCACCTACAACTTTTAATACTCTTCTTCCATCCGCATCAATTTCTTGATAAGTTCCAGCTTTATGATAGTCTAATAGTCTTTCATATCCAGGAGTGTCGTCTATTTCTTTTATATGACCGGATTCAGATTTAAAAGTATGTACATATGGATATTGTCCTCTGAAGGCCATAGGCGGCTCTATACCAACTGGCTCAGTTACAAGATCATTTAATTGAGTTGGGGCTATAGCAGTAACTGTTGAAGTAGCTGCTGCTTCGGCAAAACTAAGACTTGTAGAATTTGCAGTTATAGGAACTTTTATAGGATCAATAATAGTAGATGTTATTTTTTGATCTATTCTTACAACATTTTCTTCAGCAAATGTTAATATTAATGTGCCTATATTTGCAAGAGTAGCAATTCCACCTAATAACTTGCTTAAGAAATTGTCTACTATAGCAATTCCACCATTTATAGTACTACTCAGTGCACCACTTACTTTTGCAGTAATGACGTCGGCTTTGTTTAGTATACTATTTTTTAAAAAGTCCGATAAAGAGGGCATTATACAGATGTCTCTATTAAGTTTTTACCAACAGATCTGATTGGAACAGAAGCAGAATTTATACATGAAAGAGCTTGTTTTGCATAATTCATTCTTTTATTTAAATTAATTGAAAATTGATCAGGGGTTTCATATTTTTGCATAAAGATGGTAGTAGCTTCTTCTAAAGTAGTAGTGGTTTTTAAAGCATTTAAAACGTCTTTTTTATTTCCATTAACTAATTCATCTAGTAAAAATGAATAATTATGATCATCATTTGCCGAAATTTTTGTTATATCGTCATCAAAATTGGTTTGAATGTAATTAATAAAATCATCTAGTTTATTAGTACCATCTGATTTGTTTTCCCATTGCATCCACCCGTAACCTCTTCTAAGAGTGCCTTTTGACCATGCCGGCCCATAAGTTTTATCTTCTCTAAAATTAGGTTGTGCGCCATTGGATAGATATCCAGCATTACCTAATATTCCAGAAGCTTGAATGTCAGTAATGTTAAGTTCAGACATAAACTGTAAACCATATGGTTGGGCTTTTACAATAAAAGATACTAACATCTTATACTTTTCCGTTTTTAATATTGGTCATTCTAGCCACTAAGTCTTTCCACTTCCAACTAGAACCTCTATTAGTTAAGCCATTAATATCATTTGGGTTAGATGGCCAAGTTGACCAACCATTTGCCCAACTTGAAATACATTGTTCAGCAGAAAGGCTGCCTCCAATAAATTTATATGGATCAGCGCCTTTCATTTTCATTATTTGTATACATAATTTATCTTGTATTTCTGGACTAAATTTTTCAGTAAGACTTATCCTAGCCTTTTTACATGCATCTTGTAAAGTAGCACTGTTTATTTGATATCTACCTAGTGGGGAAGCACCTTTATTTTTAAGTATTGTTTTTCCATAACTTATAACTTCAGCTATAGTATAATTTGTTAAATCTTGATTGCTTTTAGAGTTATAAACTGCTGTATAACTACCCCCAGATTCAAATCGTGCAATCAAATCTAATAATTGACCTAGGGCACCTTTTTGATATCCTTGAGCTGGACCAGGAAGATTATTAACTGTATTTTCTAACTGTCTAGTAGCATCATCTGTAGCGTATTCTTCTGCAGATTTCTTAAGACTATCTATAGCTCCAATGAGTATATGTCCCAGCCCACTTGCCACAGATCCTATTACTACAGGAATTTGGGCGTCTTTTCCATCTGCAAAGAATCCAAAAACGTGAGATCCTTCTACTAAACCAAGAGGAGATTGACCAACACCAAATATTCCAGCTGATGTTATAGGTTGAATTGGAATAGCCCAAGGCAAATGATCGTCTTGAATCAGATTTTCATTATCTGTATGAAGACCAAAAACTCGAACACGAACTCTACCTAATTGTAATGGATCCGCGTGTCTATTAACAACTCTTCCAAAAAACCAATGGAATCCGTCTTTCCCCATAAAATGATTTTCTTGCATCATGTAACTCCTGTAACGTTTGTAATAGGAGGATCTAACTTAATATCAACAAAAGGATTTGCTGCAGCTTGATCACCAAGCTCAGAATTTATTACCCCTTGTGAAAATCCATTTTTAAATATATCATATGTACAATGATACGAATCTGGTGTTAATTTGTGGTGTATTGATGTTACAAGAAAATAACCAGACATATACTTGTCAAATTTTGAGCCAGATGTAAATCCATCAATTTCTGGCAAATCAATCATAATAACATCTCCGGCACCTATTTTAGTATCTCCATATACTTCTATTGAAAACATATTTTGAACAAGTCTAGTCATATATGAAGCTCTATTTGGATAAATTTCTTCTAGATAAGTTGGTTTTTTAGTAGAATCATTGGGAATAAAAAATACTTTAGTGTGTTTTCCACTAACTGGATCTACTTTACCATTAGCAATAGAAAATATTCCAAGAAACTTTGCTGGTGTAGATGGATTTTGTGTTACTGATCTTATAAAATCCAAACTATTTTCTGGAAATGATACATTAGTATAAGTTGACCCTAGTGCATTAGAATCTTTGTATTTTTCAGAAAATTGAAAAATATTAGGAGTAACACTTTTGTTTATTAAGTCATATACTATAACATCACTTTCAAAATATCCGCCTTTTAATTTTTCTATAGTATCAAATTTATGCAGTTGATTCATATCAATTATAGTCTTATAAGCAGCACCTTCATCATCATGTCCTTTCCCAGAACGACCCGGAAAATCTCCAGATGAATTAGTAGGATTTTGATAATAATATCGGTATGCACTAGAAAATGTAGCGTTTCCTTTATTATCGTCTTGTTCTTTTTTAATTTTATCTTTTCCACGCTGGATCAAGTATTCAATATCGCAAAAATTAAATCCATCTTTATTTTCAAAAAACAAATATGATGCAGATGTAAAAAGCTTATCTGCAATTGATCTTCTAGCTAATAAATCTAATGCTTCTAACGGACTAAGTTTTGGAATAACTATCTGTTGTTGACCTCTAGTCTGTTGTATTTGATAAAGTTTTTTACGTTTACCATTTGCTGTTTGTTCATCTACTCTTAAGTATTCATGTAATATATCTTGTACTATATTACCGATATTATCTAGATAGCTTTTTTGAACTAATGTGGTGCTATCAATAAGATGTTCTTCGGAGCAAAAATTTAATACATAGTTTCTAGATTTTAAATTTTTATCTATGCTTATATTCTTAATTGAATACACAAAAAAGCGCATAAACACTTCTTGATCTATATCGCTAAGAGAATATCTAATTTCTAAATATTCTTCACCAACTATAGGAAATGCAGAATTTGGATTTGCTGATGTTTGCATACCATTTAAGAGATTAACAGAGTCTTTAATGGCAACTTCTCCATAAAGAGTCTTAGAAAATATATCTTCATATATTGACAGATCAACGATAAGAGTTGATATATCAACTGATTTGCTATTATCTACATTCTTTAGTACTACGCTGAATGTTTTTAATGCGCCTAGTCCTCTATGATTTTCTGATGAACCAGGATTTTTAGTATTAGTAGTATCAGGCATTCATCAACTCTTTAAATTGTCTATCAATAGAAGATACTAAAGATCTGTCCAAGAGTGTGATATATCTCTTATTTTCATTTTGTTCTAATTCATCAGTATATGTATACACAGTTGACCATACTGCTGGATCTGGACTGGTAACAGAATTGATTCTTATATCATCATCCACAAGTGTTTTAGTCCAGTTATATCCATTTACAGCAGGATCATACAAAGAGCCTAGTATAAAAACATTTGTGTCATTATTGATGTAATACGTTACTGGAAGTTTCTTATAATAAGATACTTGAGTTTGTGCTGCAGAAATACTTCCATACTTATTCTTAATATACTTATCAAAGTTTATATTAGATAGAGGCCAATCATAGTATGGATCTATTATGTTATTACATAGATATATGATCCACACATAATTTGGATCGCCATAATAATCATATGCAAGTGCATCTGCAGTTTCGCCATCTTTTATTGTATACGAATAAAAGTTAGTAGCAGTTGCCTTAAAACTATCAATAATTTTAGACCGTAAAGTAATATTTACGGCATTTGTATTGTCATAAGTTATACGCGGAAATGAAGAGAAATATAAACTCATTTATTATTCTTTCTTAATATTCTTAATACCAAGTTCTTTAATACCGTCATTCCATTTTTGTTGTATTCCTTGACTAAGATCACCAAAGAAAGTATAGTCGCTTGACCCGCCATAATCTTCTGAAGTAAGAATTGCACGTTCTTTAAATGTCATTGAAATATCTATTATTACAGGATTATTAGTTTTCCTAAAAAATGCTGGATGGCCTTCACCATCGTATCTAATATTAATATTTTCTAAAAAACACCCAAATTTACTAATTGGTATTAGTCCAGCTGGTTTAAATTCTAAAAATGCTATAGATGGATAAGCTAAAGTAAGAGAAGCACCATATACTTTTCTTGGAAGAGCATTTCTTTTTAAAGTTTGCACAATATCTGTAAGTGTAGCGCTTTCAGCATCGGACTTAGCTATAAATCTCCAACTAAAATTGTGTTCTCTTAATTTAACACCTTGGAAAGATAAGGATAGATTTGGATTTGAAGCAAGTCCACTGGCTTGATCTATAGCAGCACCAGCAGCATTACCAAGATCTGTTGCTGCTTGAGCCATAGTATTTAACCCAGCTTGACTTAAAACGTTTCCAGCAAGATCACCCAAAGCTCCGGCTGTAGATTTAGCATAAAATCTT